ACTAATTTACCAATGTGGACAAGAAATACCGCAAAATACGGTGATAATTTTGTTTATTTAAAATTAGATGCTGAAAAAGGTATTGTTGGATGTATGCAATTACCAAATATTGAGATTGAACGACTTGAAAGAGGTATGGCGGCAAAATCGGCAAACGTCGAGGAACCCGCAGAAAATAAAGGTTTAAGATTTAAGTGGAAGGCTAAAGACATGGAATTTAATTCATGGGAAATTGCCCACTTTAGATTATTAGGTGATGATAGAAAATTACCTTATGGTACTTCTATGTTAGAAAAAGCGAGACGTATTTGGAAACAATTATTATTATCGGAAGACGCAATGTTAATCTATCGTACCTCAAGAGCCCCTGAAAGACGTGTCTTTAAAGTCTTTGTAGGTAATATGGACGATAAAGATGTTGAGTCGTATGTACAACGTGTTGCGAACAAATTCAAACGTAGTCAGGTTGTTGATAGTCAATCAGGTAATGTTGATATGAGATTTAATCAAATGGCGGTTGACCAAGATTATTTTATTCCTGTACGTGACCCTGCTCAAGCATCTCCAATTGAGACTCTACCAGGTGCACAGAATTTAGCGGAGATTGCCGATATTGAATACATCCAAAAGAAATTATTAACCGCCCTTAGAGTTCCTAAAGCGTTTTTAGGGTTTGAGGAAGTTGTTGGTGATGGTAAGAATTTATCATTACAAGATATCCGTTTCGCAAGAACAATTAATAGAATTCAAAAATCTATGATTGCGGAAATGAATAAAATAGCTATCATCCATTTATTCTTATTAGGGTTTGAAGATGAATTGTCAAACTTTACATTAGGTTTAACTAACCCATCAACACAGGCCGATTTATTAAAAATTGATGTTTGGAAAGAAAAAGTTTTATTATATAAAGATGCAGTAACGGCAATCGAAGGTATTGCACCAGTTTCTGTAACTTGGGCTAAGAAACACGTATTAGGATTCTCTGATGAAGAAATTAAATTAGATTTACAACAACAACGTATTGAAAAAGCGGTTGGTGCTGAATTAACTAACACGGCGACTATTATCAGTCATACAGGTGTATTTGACAATATTGATAAACTATATGGTGTTAAATCAGGCGCAACTCAAACTGTGGGAGCAACCCCACCACCTCCAGGAGGTGAATCAAGTGGTGGAGGATTAGGAGCACCTGAAGATATGGGTGGAGGGGCTCCAATACCACCACCACCAGGACCTGAACCAGGAGGTGAAGCGGAGATAACACCTGAATCATATAAACGTGATAACTTAACAATTTTATTAGAAAGTGATAACTTAACAGATTCGGATTCATTTATTGATTTGTCTAAAGCAAGAAATTCTTTAGGTGAAATGGAAAAAGAGTTAAACAAACTTCTAAAAGACTGATATTTATAAATAAAAAAGAGATGACAAATTTTGGAATAATTAAATCGAAGATAGAAGATGTGTTATTAGAATCATATAAAAACAACACATTTAAACAAGAATTCAAAAACTTTAAAAAGTTAGTTTTAGAAAATAAAAAAATATGCAAACTTTTTTATTTATATGATGATTTATCTTCTAATAAAGGATTATCGGAATCTATCGTTAATGAATATGTGAATGAATGTATAACCATTTATGAAAATACCATTAATAAAATACAAGAGTCGGATATTACACCATTAAAGTCTTGGATTAAAAATTCTAAGGTTGACAATCAGTATAATAATATTGATAATTTATTCTCGAGAGATGTCCTAACAATCGAATCAAGAATAACTAGTAAAAAATACATTTCAGAATCTCTTAAGAAATTACCTATCAAGAAAGCAGATACTGTTCAAATATCGCTAACTTCTATGGTTAATGTTGCAAATAAAACAATCTCAAATTTTATTGATTCATTAACTGAGTCAGATAAAAAAGAATTAACAAAACTTTTATCTGAAGATGACGTTACTTTAAACCAAAAATTTGATGATGTTAAAAAAAGTGTTGTAACTAAATTAACTGAAATGAAAAATAATAATGAAGATAACTCAACTCAAACAAGAATTGATGAAACTCTTGATAAAGTAATTTCAGAAAAATACGACAAGTTAACTTATTTCAAACTTAAAAGTTTGAATGAAAATCTTTAATCGTTATTTGATTTATATTTTTTCTGAACGTATTTCGCTTTTGAAATCTTATTCCTATTTTTAACAGATTTTTTTTGGAATTCTTTTCTTTCATTTAATTCCTTACTTTGTCTTGTCTTTATGACTTTGCTTTTGTAAATTTTTAATGCTTTTTCAAGCGTTACATTCTTGTCTACTTTTACGATTAACATATTTTTGTGAGTTTATATTTATTTTGACTATTGCAGTAAATATACCTATTTTTATTAAAACAATAAACTTAGAAATTATGAAATTTAATGAAAAAGGGTAAAACCTCACACATTCACGGATTCAACACTGCCAAGGTAGTATATGGAACAGTTGATTCGATGAATTTAAAGTCACTCTATCTTAACATCCAAACATGGGTAGAACCAACTACAGAGTGCGAAAATTGGACAAGGACAGTTCTCAATATGAGCAGAGCCATAAAACATTCGGTCTACGAATCCTTAGATAAAGAGTTATTTGATGATAAATTTATAGTAGATTTAGATTTAAGGTCCAGCGGATTAAATCAAGGTAAAAAATCTTTTATGAACTTAGAGATTAATTTCTTTTTAAATCATGAAGGACATGACTTTAAATCAAAAGAAATTAAAGATTCACTTAAAGATATTACTAATAGAATTTTTTACGAAAACTTTATCGGTAACGATTACTTCAACTTTTATCTAACTAAAAAAATCAAAACAAACGATGATACGCTACAATTAGAGAATGTTTAATATTTATAATAAAACATTTGAGATGAATTTAAGAATTTTACAACCAACTGAAATAGGTAAAGGTATATTAATAGAATACGATGCGGGTTACGTATCACCAACAGATACACATAATGCTAAGGTTATTAAAGAATCTAAAGGTAATATGTTAGACCACTCTAAACCATTTGAATTTTATGCGGTATTACAGAAATATAATACCCCAAACAGAAATGGTAGAATATACCCTGAACGTATTTTAAAAAGAGAATCAGAAAACTATAAAAAAATGATAGAAAAGGGCACCGCTCTTTCAGAGTTAAATCACCCTGAATCGTCATTAATTGATTTAGATAGAGTTTCTCATGCAATAACTGAAATATGGTGGGAAGGTCCTGTACTAATGGGTAAGATACAATTACTTACATCACCAGGATTCCACGAAAGAGGTATTGTATCAACTAAAGGAGATTTAGCCGCTAATTACCTAAGACAAGGAGTTACGTTAGGAATCTCTTCAAGAGGAGTTGGTTCCCTTAAAAAAGTTGGTGAACAGAATGAGGTCCAAGAAGATTTTGAATTAATCTGTTTTGACTTAGTATCCTCACCATCAACACCAGGAGCGTATTTATTCCAAAATCCTGAAGATAGATTTAACTTTGAGGAGAACTTGGAAGAGGAGAAAAAAATAAAAGTCGAAAGACAAGTTGGGGAAAGTGGAAATAAATCACTTGACTTAATGAAAAAATTGAACGATTATTTAGGATATTAAAAAAAAATTATAACATGGACGAAAAGTATTTTATTGCAAAAATCACAACCGATATGATTGATGAAAAATCGGGAAAACTTAAAAAATTAAGAGAAGAAAAATTAGTAAAAGGTTATAACCCTACTGATGTTGAGGCCAAAGTAACGAAAGTTTTTGAGAACTACACACAGGATTGGAGACTAACTGCAATTGTTGAAAGTAAAATAGATGAAGTGATAGAATAAAATCTTTACATTTCAATAATAATAAAAGGGGGACATTTGTCCCCTTTTTTGTTTTTTATCAAAATGGTAATATTTATAATAAATAAAAAACCAATTATCAAATTAGTTTAATTAAAACTTTTTTGATATTGGGAGATATTTATATAGTAAATTAAAAACATACAAATGGCGAAAGAAAAATCTTTAGTGGAAGAAGCAATCATCCAAATGAAAAATTTGGAAGAAGCGGTTGCGGAAAATGCAAAAGGAATACTTGCTTCAACTATGAAGGAAGAAATCAAAGAACTAGTAAAAGAATCTCTAACTGAACAAGAAGACGAGATTGAAACGGATGTTGAAATGGACGAGCCTGAAATGGAAGACGATATGTCTGACGACGAAGGAATGGAAATGGATACTGATAATTTAGATATGGATATGGATGATGAAGATTCTATGGAGGATGACTTTATGGATGACGATGAAACTATTGACCTTACCGACGTTGACGACGAAGATGAAATCTTACGTGTATTTAGTTTAATGGGACCTGAAGATAATATCGTGGTTACCAAAGATAATTCAGGTAATATCAATCTTAAAGATTCTGAAAAAGAATATATGATTGTTGGTGAAGGTGAAGAATTTATGGATGATTCTGAAGAAATGTTTGAAATGGATGATATGTCAGATTTTGGTATGGAAGACGATGAAGACGAAGACATCAATAGCATCATTGATAGAGTATTTAAAAAAGATAACGACGAATTAGAAGAAATGGATTTTGAAAAAGATGAATTAGAGTTCGGAGAAGAAGAAGGAATGGACAGTGAAGAAATTGTTTATGAAATTGAATTCAACGAAGAAGAAGGTGAAGAAGATATGGGTCTATCTGAAGAAGATGAAGTAGAAGAAGAAATGTACGAATCTTACGAAGAAGAAGACGAGGATATGGAAGAAGAACCTGTTATGGAATCTAAAAAGATGTCAATCAAACCTAAGGGTGTTGGCATGGGAAATCCAAATAAGAAAAAAGTATACTCAAACAAACCTAACCAAGAAGGTGGTTTCAAAACTGTGAAAAAAACAGTTAATAAAACTATGGGTACTGGTAAAGCGAAATTTGAATACAAAGACGGTGAAAATCTTGACGGTGATATGAAAACTGTTAAAAAGGTTGAAACCAAAGAAGCATCAAGAACTTTAGGAAACGGTTCTAACTTTAGAAAGGGTGGTTTATCAAAACCAAGAGCTCACTCTAAATTTAATACCGCAATCCAAAAAGAGAGTGTTGATAACAAAGAATTACAAGTTCTTAGAGAAAAAAATGAAGAGTACAGAAAAGCACTTAACGTTTTCAGAAATAAATTAAACGAAGTTGCAGTGTTTAATTCAAACTTAGCTTATGCTACACGTTTGTTTACAGAACATTCGACATCAAAACAAGAGAAGATTAATATCTTAAGACGTTTTGATAGTGTTGAAACTATTAAAGAATCTAAAAACTTGTATAAGACATTAAAAGATGACCTTTCGGCTACGACAAGTCAACCAATGAATGAATCAATGGAAAGAACCATTCAAAGTTCTCCATCAACA